AGGCTCCGCGCACACATCACATACAAGAAAAGGGAGTTGGCGACTGCAATGGCAACCGACATGATGGACTGCAGAACAATCGGGCCTCCGATGGATGCTCGAACCTTGGATGCAGCCCACAGAACATACAGGAGCGAAATCCCTGCAAACACAGACACGATGATAAAGAACGCAAGAAAGTAATTACAGACCGTCTCGTTTGGAATTCCCTTGGTCAAGTCAATCTCTTTGTCGCTCATTTATGCTTCTATGGATATAACTTCTTTGGAAAGGCATAAGAATGGCGACTGCCGATCGATTGGAAGGGTTGTATCACATTGTGGATCGCGTCGACATGACGTGGGATCTTGCGAAAGAAGTCTACGATACAACCAATCCGGACGTTTCTAGTATCCCTTGGACGACGGACAATGCAAAATCGGATTGGGAGCTGCTGAAGACATGGGTAACGGCGGCAACTGGAGACAATCGCACAAATCCGGGGTCTGACCAGTTGACCAAGGCGAAAGACGCTACGAAGAATATCCTTCGCCGACTTCTTGGACGCCGCCAGGGATCGACGGGGGATGCGCTTGCTCCAGAACCAACCCGTGATGCGTTTCTTGACGCATTTACCCGTTCGTTTGGGTATGGACTCGGAGGAGGCAAGCGGACAAGTCAAAAAGCCAAGCTTTGTCGTTGCATCAAGCAGGTTCGCAAGACCATCCGGCCTCGCAAGGGAAGCACTGCGGAACAAGCCGCAATTGGAGTGTGTGTGAAGAGTGTTCTGCACCGTCGTGGGCGCACAATCAAGAAGTTCAGTTGCAAGAAGAAGGGTCGGCTGGTAACCCAGAAACGGAAGTAAGCGCATCTCGACATGCCATCTGTTCCGCTTTCTTGCGAGTCGATCCAACCCCATACGCAAGATGCTTCCCTGACCCATCACACACCGCCACACGAATTTCTCCCTTCTTCGTGTCGTTGGACAGCATCACATAGGTTGGGGTACAATTCAAGACACGCTGGCAGTATTTCTGAAACATGTCCTTGTAATTGGCTGCTGAGCCAATGACGTCTTCAATGTCAAGGTAGGCTTCCATCACGGACGTCACGAATGTATATACTACATGAAACCGGTTTCCACAATCGGTCCACAGAGCGCCCAAGAAGGCCTCAAAGATATCCCCCAATTTCTTGGTGTTGTTCCGTCCATCAATTGCAGGAGATTCTTCGTTGTGACGACTCATGACGTAGAATCGATTGAGACCCAATCGTTTGGACAATTGTCCAATCTGTTCATTGTTGACGAGTACCTTGCGTGCATCCGTGAGAAAGCCCTGCTTCTTCTCTGGGTAGCGTTTCCGCAAGTAGGTGGCCACACAGACTCCCAAGACAGAATCCCCTTCAAACTCCAGACACTCGTAGGACTCATCTTGCAACGGCATTACTCCAGGAGGACACGGAGCCAACTGCGCCGGCTGTCCATCGGGAGTCGTGTATTCCAAGCGCCGCACATAGGTGGTGTGCACCATGGCGGTCTGAAAGATTCGAGGATTTTGCACTCGGTAGTGAGGAAGTCCATGCTTTCGAAGAATGCCGTGGATGTCCTTTTCTGTGAACCAGCGGTTGTTCGGATTGTAGGGATTGTAAAGATCCATGCCTTGTTTTCCCCGCAGAGTGTTCCATTCGTTTTTGGACGCCGAGCAAAAAATTTTGTATGAGTCCATAGCATACATACAATTGATGGTCAAGCCTCTGTACACACTGGCGCTTCGTGCATTGAGTACCAACAAAGAGGTTCTTGCACACCTGACACGGATCCAGCATGGCTTCATGCCGGAAGCCCAAATTGAACAAGCCCAACGTATCGTCACTCAACTCCAGGACATGCTCCAAGAGATGAAGGAAGTCGCCAAAACTCCTCCTTCGTCGACGCATATTCCACTCAAGTAGACTCTTCCATTGGCTTCAAATCAAACGAATACTCCGTCGTCACAAGCGTCCGTTCATGGCGGACTACGATCTCTCGAAAGACATCTGGGCCGTGCTCCGGCAAGATCTCTGCGAGATATTGTTCCAATTGTTTCTTGGAGAGAGTCCACCCCTTCTTCCACTCTCCAGGCTTTTTCATCTGAAACACCATCTTTGACTTCGCCAACTCGATCTTCTCGGGCAAGGTCTCTTCACGCGGCTCATTGTAGACAGCCGCCAGATTCATCTCCACCGTGCTGCGCTTGTCACGAAGCTCACGAACCTCGGCATTCAGCTTTGCAATCTGCTTGTTGAGCTCCACATACTTCGTCAAATAGGGGGCAAGAGTGTTCATCCTGGACTTGTTCTCGGTCTACGTTTTATCTATCCGTTTTTGAACAAGAGATGTCGTGGTTGGACGAAGCGGCCATTGTGCGTCTACAGAAAGTGTACAACAAAGAGCATCCTCACGAGCCTCCAATTTTGGGAGGAACTGCAGAAGAGATGTGGGACCAATTGCAGTCCCGCCTTCGAGCCAAGTGCAAAACAGGTCGTGCGGAATGCATTGTGGCGTCTCTGCTTCGTCGTCCTCGGGCTCCCAAAGAATGGGCCGTCAATCGATATGAATGGCTCTCCAGCGACGACATCGATGCAATTGAGAAGAACTTTGTGGAGCTCTTCAATGATTATTATTACGTGGGATCCGTCCCCATCGATTTTGACTTGCAGTCAGAGACACGGGAATGTCTGGTCTCTGCATTGTGTGAGATGAAGCTTCCCGAACTCTACAAAAGGGGCAAGCATCGCATTGGAATCGTCATCAATACAGATCCACACGATGGTCCAGGCCAGCACTGGATTGCAGTGTTCTGCGACATTCGGCCCGAACTGGAGTACCCCCGCTTTACCTATTTTGATTCGTATGCAATGACTCCAGAGCCCGAAATCAAGCGCCTGATGCGTCGCTGGAAGAAGCAGTGGGATGAGACGGGGGTTCATTCCAAGCCCATGAAGTTGACCTACAACAAGACACGCCACCAGTACAAGGATTCCGAGTGCGGAATGTATTGCCTGTACTTTCACTATGCCTGTCTCATGGGCCTGTCGATGGGAGAGAAAATCCCCGACGACGTCATCAACGCCTTTCGCAACCTTCTGTTCCGCATTCCAAAAATAGATTCAGACAAGTAAGTAATGAAGTGGCTTGTGGCGATTCTACTGGCTGCCTTTCTCGTGTATCTCGTCTACGATACATTCTTGAAGGGCACGACGGGTCCGATGTTGGCTCGCAAACGGGTCTGCGACTACACGGTTGCAGGATCCGTCTACGAAGACGTCCAGTCTGCCTTGAAGCGAGGCATTCGTCTGTTGGAGGTGCATGTGTATTCCGATGAACAAGACCATCCCGTGGTTGCGACAACTCCCCAGCAGGCTGGGCGAGATGTTGCCGTCGACAATGTCTCCTTTGAGCAAGTGTGCATTGACTTGGTGAACGATGCCTTCCCGTCGAAGGACCCCATGATTCTGTCGATTGTGCCGCACACCTCCAAGAGTGTGACGCTCAACAAGGTCGCCGAGCACTTGCAAACCATTCTCCGCCGCCATCTGATCGACGATCGTGACATCCAGCAAAAGCCTCTGGATTCGTTCGCAAACAAGTTGATTGTTGTGTCGGGAGGTGTCCAAGGCACGGAACTGGAGGCGCTTCTGAATCTCTCATGGGATGACTATGGACTTCGTCGACTGTCGTACCAGCAGGCCCTGCACCCTCGCGACCCTGCCGAATTGCAGCGGTACACGCGGGACTTTCTCGTTCTGGTGGCTCCTGAACCAGAACTGAAAACAATTACCGCCAATCCCAACACTCCTCTTGCGTTGGGGTGCCAGTGGAATTTGTTCCAGCACGACCCCCCCGGGTTCGTTGAAAAGTTGTCTCACGTCTAAAACAAAATGGAAGGTGAAGCAGCAGTCGGTGGCAAGCGCAATGCGTGGCTTACGCACGTGAAGAAGACGATGAAGGCCCACAAGGGCAAGTCCTTCAAGGCCGTTCTCAAGATGGCCAAGAAGACCTTCAAGAAGTCCCGCCGCGGTGGTGCTCTCTCGCCCCTCCCCCTCTCCGGTGGTCGCCGTCGCACCCGTCGCTCCTAAAAACGGAATCGAAATGCATTGAGTCCATAGAAGTATGGATGACCCCAAACCACGTCGTGAATTGAAAAAGAGCGCCAAGGAGAAGGCGCAGGGAAAGACCACCATCTACTCGGCCAAACATGTTCGGCAGATGGAAGCACTGAAAGAGAAACGAAAATCAAAGTAACTTTGCATGCGACACTCTATATGTCTTGCGATGGTCTCGGTCCTTCGTCCGCCCACCCCCCTCTATTTTTCGACACGTTTTTCCATGGTACGTCGTCTTGGAGCAACCGCTCTTGTAATACGCAACATGGTGAGCGAACCCTCGGTAGGTTGGCATGGACTTTCCCACTGCACGTGATAGCTTGTGGAGAAGGCCATACATCCAGTGCATGTAGGACTGGCGAGAGTCGAGTGCGGGTTCGTTGTTCGCAACATACTTCGCAAATACCTTTCGAAGTTTGCTGAACGGATAGGCATCCGCCAAGGCATGCAAAAAGTGCCGCTGCGTTGCCATGTCGGGTTCGTCGGGCGTGTCGGGATAATTTGCAGAGATCGCAAAGAGGAAATCACGTCCCGGCACTTGCGTGGGCTTCATCGCCATGTAGCGTGCCTTCACGACGTCAAACGCAGGATCCTCCCCGGGATTCACAACCTTCGGATCTGTCTTGGCTTGTGCCCGCAGTTTTGCATTGACCATGTTGTGGATGTCGTAGAGCCACTTCCCCGGGTTGCCCCGAAGCGGATGCTTCTTCACAAACTCGGTTGTCGACTCCCGACAGAATCGGCACGGCAGAACGTCTTTCATTGCATTCAAGACATCGTCTGGGTATTCGGACCGAAACGCAACCAGATGAAACAATTGCCACGCACTGGGTCCCCAGAATCGTGTATCCATTGTTTAGAGTCTCGTTGTTTTTTCTCCAACTCTCTAAACAAACAAATGCTCGACACCAAGGATATCATCATCATCACGGCGTCCATCTACCTCGGCACCGTCGTGTCGAAGTTCTTTACGGCTCTCTCCGAGGGAATCATCGCCCCTGTCCTCGCCCCCGCCCTCTCGGCTGGCAAGGGGATCACCGACGCCCAGGTGACGGTCGGCGGCGCCACCCTCAATGTTGGTGCGGCTGTTGCAGCCC